TTACCGTCCGGCACTTCATTAGTGACCGCGGTTTCAGTGGTCGGCTCACCCGGAGTGCTGTTATCAGCCAACATTGCCTCTTCGATACCCATTGCCTTGTCCCTTTCAATTGAAGATGCGACCCTCATTGAGTCGCCTCTGAAATTCCTTGACCGCCTGAGACGGAACCGGGTCGATGACCCCATTCCCACCATACCCGTTCATTTCGACCAAGAAGTGACGAATGAAGTCAGGCCCGGCGTTGCGTGGACGGTCGGTGATGCCGAAATGCTTCGATGCCCACTCGACCCAGTCACTGCCGCCGGTACCCCACTGGGCCGCGTAGATGTTCGCGTTCGCGTCGCACTTGACCTGGCCGGACATGATGCCATCGGGGGTGGTTCCTGCGATCTCCTGAGCACGCTTCATGGTGAGCGGCCCCCAAGAGCCGTCCACTTCGAGCTTCGTTGTGCCGGATGTGGCGGGCTGGGTCGGAACAGGGTTGGCGGGAGCGGTCAGGCCACGCGCCAGTTTGTCCAAACGGTCGAGATCATAAGTGCCGGGGCACTGAGTGCTGGAACAGTCACGGTGCCGGATAAGCGGCAAGTCTCCGTACATGGCGCGGAGAGCGCGAATCAGCTCGGCAATCGTCGCGTAATCACCATCCGACTGGCGCGGGTTGCACTCGATGCCGATACCCTTGTCGTTGCCCTTGCTACCGACGCCCACGCCGTCGCCCGCATGCCACGCTCGATCGTCCGGGTCAACGATGCAGGCCACGCGACCGGCTTCAGCGATGTAGTGTGCGGACGCGCCACGCTTGGGGTTGCACAAGGTGTTGACAACAGCCTCGAACATGGGATGATTGCTCGGGTCGTCCCACCAGTGGATGACGATGTAGTGGATGCCGTACGGGCGTCCGCTAGTGTAGTTGGGACTGTTATAGGTGGTGATGTCCTGATAGGTCATTGTTTATCCTTTCAGAGGGTCAGCGCGTACCAAACCGTGATGAAAAGCGTGAGAAGATTGGCGGCGTTGATGATGATAGTGTAGGCTCCCAGCACGATAACGCCGACCAGTACGATTGCTAGGAGTATCAATGCTGTGAGTTCGGTTCGGCGCATGGTTCCAGTTTATCAACCTTGCCGATACCGCGCATAGTGACAGTCAGTTATCACCTGCTAACTCTTCAAGCGACGCGATACGGTCGCGTAGATCATCGGGCAACGACGGTTTAGGATGATTCTCCAAAAATTCAGGATCGATGATCTCGCAGACCTGGGACACCCAGTGCCCCAGCGCGCGAATATAACCAGTTTCAAGGTCAATCGTGTACTGCATCTCATCACGGCACTTGATTAAAGCGATTATTTTCTGGTCTTGGGCGTCTATCTGCCGTTTCATGTCTCCTTGCGCTGAGACTAATGCCTGATATGCGCTGGTGAGGTCTGACCTACGGTTGGCTAGCCATGTTATGATGCCTCCGAGTGCCACGCCGCCTACGCCGATGATTGCAGTGAGAATATCAGTCATAGTCTGTATTTTAGACCGTGACGATAATACGCATTATGTTCAGCCTTAATTGGATACGTGATGCCTGCGGTATTGGCGCAACTCAGTACTGCCTCGGCACCGGCCAGCACACACTACCGCTACGAGTATCGCCAGAACCGCTCGCACCCATGTTCTTCACACTCACCACACCAGCGCCGGTGACAGTGAGAAAACCGGTATGGCTTCCACCGTTCGCAACCATCAAAGGGTTCGACATCTCGGTTTTCGGCCGGTACGCCTCCCTAATTGTCTTACCCCATTGAACCGAATCCCACGAACCGGAACCGATTCTCACTGAAGACACTTGAACCGCGCACGATGATTCTCCGTAGATGACGGTTATCCTTCCGCCACTCCATGACTCACTCACGGTTTCAAAAACCGGCTTCCACACGCCACCATCCATGACATAATGAGCATTATCGGCAATCGTCACAGCCTCCTGCCCGTTCATCGCGGCAATAGTGTTAAGCTGTTCAACATCACGCGCCATCAGCACCGCGTTATTACGAATAATCGGAGCCACGTCCGACGCGACACCGGCGTTAACCTCGGCAATCACCAGACCATTGATATTCGAGTCAGGAGTGCCAGCGGTGAACACTTCGAGTTTGCCTCGCGGGGTCGTACCGTGCGACTGTGACGGGTCTTCCACAGTGACCGCGATCTTGTAATTGTTGGTGGAGTCCGCCAACTGCACGGTCGTATTGGTGGTGATGGCGTAAGTGTACGCGCCCAAACCATCCCACGGGCTGATGGTACCGCAATGAGGTTTGACCGTAACCGTCAGACCACTCACCGTGACCAGAGGAACCGGGGAACCGTAACGAATGCCAGACAAACCGTTGAACACGGTACCATCCGATGGTACCAATAGAGGATTAATGGCGTGACGGTAATCGTTCGCCGTATACTCCGGTGAACCGTTCAGCGCGGTAAGCGGGTGCATGATGATAGCCATAATCAATCCTCCGAATCGTCTACACTCATTTTATCCGCGCTAGAGGATAGTTCGTCAACCTTAGCCTTGAGCGCGTCCACTTCATCCGCCACCTGCTGTGCGAGTCGTAGCGCAGCCACTCCCAACATCGGATAGTTGATGCCCGTCAGATTGCCGTCTTCATCGTATTCGCAGAAGAAACCTAAACCGTTTTCATCCAAATCGTCGGCTATCATGCCGACCATTGGTTGTGCATCATCAAGATACAGGTTTTTATCATCCCTCATCCGGTAGACGCACCATCCCACTTTGCGGAGCGCGTCAACCGGAATGTAATCGTCTGCGTCAACGATATCGGTTTTCACCGCACGAATAGATTGCGACGTGCCCATAGTGCCATCGGACAACACCCACACCGCGCGCCACGGGCCGACAGTAAACACATTATCATAAGCGTTGGCGATACCCGTGCCACCACGGTTCGGAGCCAACACCCCCCAGTTCCACGTCTGAGTTTTAACGTCAATCTCGGAACGTGTGTAACTGTTGCGGGTGATGCTTTCCTGCACACGCTGGTCAAGATTGTTCGTCAACGTCTGCACATCCTCATACATGGCCGTGATCTGCTCGACCATAGGTTTGACGCTGTTGACGATGCTCGGCGGTAGCTCCTGTAACTGGCGTTTGATGTCCGAGAACTGGCGGGCTGTAGCATCCGCGCTATCTAGACTGAACTTGAATTTGCTCGGCATTATCGTCCTCCTGCTGCAACGTCGGGGTGATAGTCCACGACTGACTGAAATCAATCTCGTAGCCGATGATACGGGCGGTACCGTGGTTATGGGACCGGAAATGTTCGGCGTCTTCCGCCACTGTCCACGATATAAGGTCGCCCGGTTTCCACTCCTCGTACACCATTGGAGCGGATAGCAGACTTAGGCCCATAGTGATGGTCTGGGTACCGTTCTGCATCTGCAACAGTGATGATTTAGCGTGTTCGTTCAGGGTGCTCTTGTTCTTGATGCTGGTTGACGGTTGGAACACATATTCGAATCGCGGCCGGTGGGGCTGGTCCGCGATCATCCAATCGGACTGGGGACGGGCGCCCGCGTCAGCCGTACTCACTGCCATGACCGCGTTAGCACCATACCCGTTCGTATAATCCTCCAGCAGGGTGAACGTGGTCATGACGCTTTCATCGAATGTTGTGCTTGGCGTGGTTGAACCGATACGGTCGGCTACCGTCATGACCGGCTCATAATGACCGTCGTTGATGGCCCGCCATGATGTACACCATTCAGGCCCGTTCAACACGTTGGCGAGCTCCTGTAACACGCTTAACAGTGTTTTGTCGCTTTCCGCCTCATACGTGCGGTCACGTTTGATGCTACTTGGTGACGCTTCGACAACAAGATTGAAACGATGGTTCGCAAGCGTGGTGGTCACGAGGTCTTCCACCATCTCGCACTGGTCACGATTCGTGTACGTGTGATCCTGCACATACACGTTGTCGAGATAGTGTTCGACGGTTGCCAGTGTCAACGATAATCCGTCTCCACGCATTACCCGTTCTCGTTTGACCACGATACCGCCCCACAGTACGGTGGAATCTCGCACTAGGAGTATGGCGGCCTGATACGGTGTGGTGGCTTCGTCCCAATTGCGGGGAGCATTGCGCCACGGGAGCGTTGCCGTTTCACTGGTTGTTTCCTCGAAACGGTACGTCAAGTGAGTCAGTTGAAGGTCTGGGAGTTCCGCTATCACCGTACCGTCATCCAACGTGACGGCCAAGAACTGCAAGCCGGAACGCTGCCACAATACACGCTCCGTGCCCGAGGATAGGCCGTTCGCCTGCGGCAACCTGTTAGCAAGTAATGGCATCCGACACCTCCTTAGATGTAAGCCGGGTTGAACGTAACTGTCATACGAGCGTTATCCGATGGTTCCTCGGCGCTGAACATCCAAACATTCTCTCCGATTCCCGCGTAGCTCCATTCACGTCGGACCACACTGCCACGTGCCGGGTCTGTACCATCGATAAGAATCTCATGAGTGGAACCGTTGATAAGAATGTAATGGCCCTCACCCAAACCAAGGTCGAACGCCATGATATGGCCGCTCGGATTATGCTCCACCTGCGGGTTGACTACAGGCCCATCGATACGGATAGTCACCGGACTTGGAGCGCTACCCGTGTTCGTGAGGCGCACGCTACCCGACACGGTTGTTTCAGACCATACCCACGTTGACCCCGTGCCGGTTTTGATATCCTCGAAACGATAGGGGAATGTCATACCGCCCTGACTGTTTGGCAGATCAGTAGTCCCAGTCACTGACTGCGTATCGTACAGATACGAGTCCAAAGCGGTCAAACCGATACTGAATTTAAGAATGTTGACGCCGGCCCATACCACCAATGGCGCGGACGACGATTGCATGACCTGCACCTGACGGCTGATGTTCCCCAGTTGCACTACAAGCGACTGGCTGGTGATGTTGAACGAGCGTTTGAACGCATCCCAAGCGTTGATACAGTTTTCCGTGCATGTGCCGATGACATGACCCTCAACACTGATCGAACGTCCTTGAGCCACTGGGATATTACTGAACCAGCCATCCGACCATGCTTTATCTTTGGTCTGCAAGGTCGAGCCAACACCGTCGAACAGTCCCGAAACGTTCTGAAATGTTACATGCCACTCGCACCCATACGAATCAGTCCCATACAATGGGAACCCGTTCAGGGTCAGACGAACGTCGCGCGGGTCAAGGGTAAAGATAGCCATACCCTTAGTCTACCCGCGCGGTTTGTCACACGTAATGGAAATTGATCACACGCACGGTTTCCCGAGCTGCCGCGTTCGGGTCAAGAGCGTTGACCGTGATAGGCGCGTTCACGCGCGGGCCACTAGTCGTGTTCATGGGCACAGGGTTGGACATGACAGGCATTGGCGTCACAATGGACGACGGTAGAAACGAGTCCACCATGTCTTCCACCGGTCGAGTGGCCGCACGCTCGTTTTCCGATACGCCACGGCCAAGACCAGCAGGAATCATCCGACCTATCTCACGGTCGAACACTTTCGACGGGGAGTGGATGCCCAGCATGCTCTTGGCACCGTCGATAATGCCGCTAACCGCGTTCTTGACCGCGGAAATGGCTCCGCCTACAGCGTTCGTAATGCCGTTAATCAAACCTTGAATAATGTTCTGGCCAGCGCTGAGAAGCCATGACCCGGCTCCGCTGAACACGCCCATGATACGGCTCGGAATACTGGTGATGAAGCTCATCATGGAGGTAACGCCACTACTGACAGCGCTTGTGATGCCGTTCCACGCGTCGCTCACAGCTCCCCTGATACCGTTCCACACACTGCTGAAAATACCGCTGATGCCGTTCAACACGCTTGAAATGACGCTCGACACTGCATTGATGGCACTAGAAACGATACTTTTGATACCGTTCCAAACACTGGAAGCGATATTCTTGATTCCGTCCCATACTCCAGACCAGTCGCCGTTAATCGCGGCCAATACTGTGGTGATTATCGCGTTGATAACGTCCATGACGGACGTGATAACCGTTTGGATGTAAGGGAAAACCGCGTTAATGACACTCTGAATCGTTGAACCCCAGATTTGGAACACTGATTGGATGGCGGGTAACGCCGCCTGAATCACCGTAGCGATGTCATTGATCACAGGGGTCACAGCTGTGGCGATGACGCTCATGGTCTGCATGATGTTGCTCACTATGGTAGACAACACGGGTGCAATGGTCTGAATCGCGGCCATGATGACAGGCATAACGGCATTGTTGAGATTCCGCAAGGCACTCATAAGCGGTTGGAGCGCCGGAAGCACCATCTGAATCGACGAGGCGATGTTATTGATAACAGGAGTTACGGAAGCCGCGATAACACTCATAGTTTGCACGATGTCGCTTACTACGGTAGCCAACACTGGTGCAATGTTCAGGAGGATAGGCATGATGGCATTGCCGACATTCCGCAAGGAACCCATAAGCGGTTTCAACGCCGGGAGCAACTGAGATTGCACGATTCCCACAACCGGTTGAAAAGCGGTCTGGAACGTTGTGCCGATCTGTGAAAGAACCGGGCCGATGGTCTGCACCAGTCCGGTAAACACGCCACTAAGCCCGCTGATTCTCTCCGCCACGAAGCTCATACTATCGGTTAACGGCTTTTTGAACTGGTCAAGAATCGTCGTACCAACGCCGACAATGGACGCTTCAAGGTTGCCCATAGCGCCCTCGATGGTGCTGGTGCTGGTCGCAGCGTCCTTCGCGGCGTCCGTCATACCCAAGTCCATTATGGCTTGATTGAACTCATCCGCGGTGATCTCGCCATCGGCCATAGCGTCGCGGAAGTCGCCAGTGTACGCACCGTTCTTCAGCATCGCTTCCTGAAGTTTTCCGGACGCGCCGGGGATGGCGTCGGCCAACTGGTTCCAATTCTCAGTGGTCAGCCTGCCCGCTCCAGCGGTCTGTGTAAGCACCATACCCACCGAGCTGAAAGTTTCCGCGTTACCACCGGCTACAGCGTTCAGGTTACCCGCCGCCTCGGCTAGTTTTTCGAAGCCCTGTACGCCGTTCGCGGCAAGCTGGGCGGTCACGTTGCGAATATCACTGATGGAATACACGGTCTGGTCTGCGTATGTCTGAGTGCTTGCAGTAAGCGCGTCAATAGCACCGGTATCCAGACCGGCAAAGTTCAGCGTGCTTTTGAACTTGTCCGCCGAATCGGATGCTTCCACGATATCGTCGGTAAGGTCGCTAATCGCGTCAACCGCCTTACTGATACCAGAGGATACGAGACCACCAACGGCACCGGCGACGGCACCGAACTTTCCGAACCCGCTAGCCGACTTGCTAGCCGACTTGTCAACGTTACCCAACGCTCCATCAGCCTGCCGCGCCGACGTTTCGATCTGACGACTACCCGATTCGATGTCCTTGACTCCAGCGTTCCAATCGCCGGTGTTGATCTCGGCGTCTAAGACTAGTGTCGAGTCTGCCATCACAAGTCCTTCATGAGATTATTGATGATGCTGGTTATCCTCTGGTCGCCATGCTTCGAGAACGCGGAGGCGATGCAATTGAACGTCATCTGGTATTGTTCAGCCAGACGCCGCCGTCTGATACGGCGTCCCTCCCGAAGCAGTCGCATCATAAGGTCTGGGTCAACCTTGTTTTCCAACACGTCGCGGATAGCCTGCCACCCATACACGTCACCCAATTCAGCGAGGATATTAACGCTAGGAAGCGGTTTGCGGGACGCCTCCTTATGCTTGTAATCCTTCATCGCCTCCCGTTCGGCGGGAGTGAGCAGACTATCCCACGACTTCAATTATTCGCCCTTGATGTCAACGGTGATGTTTTTAGCCATAAGCCCGCACAACGCGCTCATGGCACGCTGGTAGGCGAGGTCGCTACGCTCCCGCGTCTGCGCCTTCCACTCGGAAAACCTATCAGCTGGACTCATAAGCGATTCGACCAGTGGGAAGATGACCTTTTTGGCGGTTTCCAAAGTCTCACGGTTCGCAACGCCAGCGCTCAGCTTGTCGATAGTCTCAGCATTATCCAATATGGTGAGCGTATCCTTCGAGCCGAGCGGACGCATGGTGTACACGGTGCCGTCAAGCTTCACGGTAAGGGTACGGAACGCTTCTCGGGTGTCGATGCTCAAAACCGGGGTAGTCATTATTGCTCCAATCGGGTGGTATCATGAATCATGTTGCTTTTCTCGGAACCCTTTATCTCCAGCGCGCCCAATGCTCACTTACTTGACGTTGAAGTTAACCACGGTCTGCACACTACCGCTCTTGAACGTGACGGTACCCGTACCGGCCTGCATCAACTGAACATCCCAAGTGCCGTCACCGTTGTCCGTGGCGGTGGCCTTCCCGGTGTCGGCTACCGTGGCGGTGATGCCGCCAGTCGCACCGTTCGGGGAAGCCACCACATTGACCGTCACATGATCTTTGACTTTGCCGGAAATGTTCGCCGGGGACGCGGTAAGCGCTGTGACCTCAACGTTATCCGTCTTGATAGTGCCTGAATCTTCGTCGTAATACGACGGGGATTCAAGATCAAGCTCGCCCATGACCACGGCACCGTTCGCACCGGAGGTCATCGAACCGGAAAGCGTGACCACAAACGGGTCGGACAGGCTCACCTTGAACTCGCCGCCAGCACTGATTAGCGCCTGCGGGATGCGGAAGTCCTGCGCCGACGAATGACCATCGCACACGTTATGAATGATGATGTCCCTCGGGGTGTTGGAAACGCATTCGTTGCCACCGAAACGCACCTGACCCGTCTCGGCCATCGAACCGGAGATAACACGCTTGAACTTAGCATTATGGTACAGTTCGGGGAACAGCATGCCGAGGAATCGAACGCTCGGACAAATAATGTTCAGCTCGAAACTCATATCCTCATAGGAACCGTTCGGCACGTTGATGGTGCCGGACTGTGAAGCAACCTCGGTAGTGCCGGGAGTCAGGGTGATAGTGCCCACTTCGTCCTGCACGAAGTCGGGGCTTATCACGAGATCGTCAATGTATACGGTCTTTTTGCCAATCAGTGGGTAGGAGGCCATTTCAATGTCCTTTCGTCGGACGGGACTGCACACGCGCGACTTAATGGACGGTTCTATTCTACCGTTTCGTTGGAGAGCTTGTAGTCAACGTTGAATCGGATGCTTTTCACCCATCGGCCTTCCCCGTCGATGGCGTCCATGTCGATGGCGGTCGCCGGATGCACACGGATTGATACAAAGTCAATATCAGCGATGGGGTTGCAGGTCAGTTGGCAATAGTCATGCAGACGATTGTTGATGAAGTGCAGGAGACGGAGCATCAACTTTCCTTGCTCGACCACGTCGAAGTATCGGCTGCTGACTGTGAGCTGATCCGTGTACAGGTCGCCGTTGATGTCCACGGTGTTCGCGTTGACCCAGATGCCCTCGGCGTTCGTGACGCTACCCGTGTCCAATACTGGACTGGTTCCGAAGAACAGGGTCTTGCCGTAAGTGCCGAAACCCTCGTTTTGTAGGGTCATGCACATGGCCAGATCAATCATGATGTCGCTCCTATCCTAAATCGAAGTACGATTTCACACGGCTAGCTGCGGTGTTCCGCGCTCGCTGGAGGTAACGTACCGTGTTCGGATGCAACCGGTTCGTATGTTCGCGGATACGCGCGTAAGGAACACGACTGTTGCCGAACGTGATACGCCACTTGAGCGTGGAGACTTGTTGGAAACGGCCACTGTTACGCAAAGCGCCGGTAAGTACGGGAGCATTCTGACGGGCCATCTTGAGAATGTCGGTCATCATTCTCACGCCGCCCTTGTTCAACTGTTGGGTGGAGAGCTTACGCGCCCAATCAGCGGACAACTGTAACCGGTAGCTCATATGCTGTCCCTCCCATACGGGTTCCCATACGCGGTGATGAACCGGGTCTCACCCATGTCCATATCGTCGCCGCGACTTGCTTGCGTGACTTGGTACACTCTGCCATCGGAAAGTTCCAACATCAGATCGGGCCATAGTTCCATGTTTTCCCGCAGATTCTGGGGGAGTGTGTCTGTTTTGATGTGGAAGCGTCGGCTGCTGGTACGCGAACCGTATTCGGTTGGCTGGTCGGACTGGGTGGAATGCTTCACAATCACCTGCAAGTCGGCCAATTGTTCGTTTGGCAGGCCGGGAGCCGTGTACCGCCAAAGCGTCGCCGTGTGGACTTGGTGCGGGAACAAGCGGAACGGGTCACAGAGTGTTGCCATAAGCGTAATCACCACCCATATAGTCCTGAGCGTTCAACCACCACGGCAGATTATGGTGCTTACGAGGCATGGACAGTATGCCACCAGTCTGAACGCCGTTGCGGCAGAGGCTCCATTGGCTAATAAGAGAACGGTACGGGGTTAACGCACGTTCCATAGCCGTCTCGTTGATCGTTGCGTAACTCACGCTCACATCCTCAATGCTCTTAGACGTGATACGGTCGGTCTGGTCAAGAACGCTCTGGTCTGCCTCGATGATCGCAGCCAATACCGAAGATAATGGGGCGGGGAGTTTAGCGAACCCGTGCGTTCCGGTCACGGTCACTGCCGTACCGACATTAAGACTTTCATCGATGGTCAGACAGTTCGCGTACTTGGTTTCGGGCGTCCAACCGTCGCCCATATCATAGTCCACTTGGAAATAGAGTTTCACACCGTCGGTGGTCTGCACGTTGGTCACTTCCGAATACCATTCCGGTAATGCGACTTGGTGGCCATCTCCTACGACGATTCCCACGTAATCATCCGTAATCTGGAATAGGGATTTTTGGCACAGAATGTTGGCGAGGTCTGCGAGCGCGGCATCCTTCCACTTCGCGTAGACAGCTTCTCCTACTTGGTTGATTACGGTTGCGTCGATGTCCATGGTCGCTCCTTTTCGAAAATAAGTTAGGCCCTACCTCCCCTTTGTAGGAGATAGGGCCTTGCGGTGCAGTCCCGCTACCTTTTAGGGTAGCGTGTCAGGAGGACGCCATCAGTCCTGCGGCGGTCAGAGCGTTCACCACCTGCGCTACTGTGCCGGACGTCGGGTCAACGTGAGCGGCCTTACCCATAGGCTGACCATTCTCGTTGACGAAGTTGATGACCTTGACCGTGTTCACGTTGTCTTCTGGCAGCGCCTTGCCGCCGACTCTGGCGTACAGTTCGGTGCTCATCATGAATCACCTCACTTACCCTTCGGTTTGATGACCACTGCGGACTTCTCCGCGTCCAAACCGCCACCAGCGTAGATTTCCTGAAGATACTCGTTGGTGTTCGTGGACAGTGCGAAGTTCGTGAACGCTTCGATGGAAGTATCGCCAACAACCGCATAGTGGGATGCGGACATGATGACGCCCATAGTGGTGGTGTCATCCGTGTCGGTACACCATTCCGGAGTGATGATCTGGTTAACGCCGAGAGCGCGGGCCAGAGTATCGTCACCGCCAAGAGCGATGTACGTGTTGCCGTTAGCGTTCGCGGACACCAGCAGGTCAGCGACAGTGTCGGCATTGCATAGCAGCACCTTGTTGCCTTGCGTTCGCACCATGTGGGAGGCGCGCACGAAGTCCATCAGCGGGGCAGCGTCCGTCATGGTGTAGGAGAGCGCGAAACGGTTGCCCTTCCAATCGGATGAGTTGTCTCCCGCGTCAGTCACCACGCTACGGAAGTGAGCCATGTCCGTGTATCCGCCGAGCGTGATTTGACGTTCGATGGTCTGGACGATATAGTTCGGGAGTTCCTGAAGCACGTAGCGGAGCAGGGCGCCCGGACGTTGGGTGCGGCGAATATCGCCTTTGTTCAGGGTGATGTACTTGTAGGTGTAGTCGGCCTGGAGTTCACGTTTCACGAACGAAAGCGCCTGTTCCTTCTTTTTCGTGCCGTAGCTGGCCACCGGGTAGCCGTGGGCGCGGGTCTGCTCGGTCAGACCGGAAATGTTGCCGCCGATGGTCAGGCGGTCAAGACCGGTTTTGCGTAGCAGGTTCCACAAGCCGGAACCGCGATTGTTCAAACCGTCAGAGATAGTGGTGATGGCTTCGGTCGGAATGAACTTGTTCACGTTGTCAGCGTCCACGCCGAACGACGCGGTATCCGACATGTTACGGTTCACAGTGTCGGCCCACTCACGATGGAACGCTTCGACACCCTTGTTGTCGGTATCAATCAAGGCACGTTCGAACGCGATCATGGCGTCATCGGAGTCCAGCCATGTCTTACGGTCGTGGGAGAACGTCACGGTACCCGACTGGTGTGCCGCATGATTCGCTTTGTTGATGATGATGGTCTGGCGGCCGTTGGAAGTCTGCACTGGTTCCTCCGGTGCCGGGGTGGTTCCATCATTGTTTGATTCGGTCTGTTGTCCGATGGTTTCGGTCAGGTCATCGAGAGCGCCCTGCATGATATCGGTGACGTTGTTGGTGAGCTGCTCGGCCTCGTCAGGCGTGAGCTTGAACTGGGCGATGGTACGCGCCAGTTTCTTCAGGAGTTCCGGGTTCATGGTGTCTCCGTTCTGGTTGTTGCGGCTGTTGATTGCGGTGAAAGCGGCCCGTGGGTCGGCACCACGATAGACGACGCTGATTTCCAGTAGTTCGCCATCGTGGATGATACCGTCCTTGCCGGGACGTTTGTTGAATTCAACGGTGATGCTGAAACTGTTGGTCAGGCATCCGTCTGCTGCAAGCTGGCGGATACGTTCGCCTTGGTCTACCTCGCTGAGTTTCGCTTCGGCCATTAGTCCATCATCTGTCATCCACAGTCGGGTGATTGCGCCCGCTTGGCATTCGATGCTGGGTATGTGGTCTATCAGCAACGGCAGGGATAGTTTGTCGGATTCGGTGAGGTCGGACACCGGTTTCAGAGTGCCGTCGATTAACGGCGCTCTGAGTGTCTTCAGGTCTACGGTGAATCCGTCGCACATCCTTTTGCCGCTGTTGGCGAGGAATGTGAGGGTACGACCATTGGTTTCTGGGGCACCGCTGTTTGCGAAGCTCTTACGAGTCTTCATCTTGGCCCTTTCCATAGGTAGTGGTGCGGTCGAACGTCCTTAATGGGCTTGATTGTTCTATCCCCCATAGTAGCACGATGCGGTACGTGTCCAATCCTTTGCAGTTCGGGCACTTCAACATAACCGTGGTGTCGCGGGCGCAGGAGCCTAGGTAGCGTCCGCAACGTTTGCAATGAATGTCATACGTCATGATTCGACCACCTCGTAATCCTCGTAGCAACGGCAGTTGGGATGTCCGTTCGGGGTTTGCATACTCTCGGAATTGTTCACATAGGTTCTGTTCCCGATGTCGACGCTTGCGTTCTCCGCCAGATACGTGTCATCCAATGCGATTCGAGTGCCTTCCATGTGATTGCAGAACTCGCAGACTTTTTCGTCGCCGCTGGTACGCCACACCTTGGCTAGTCGGACGCCGAGCGTTTCGCTGAGATTGCGGGCACTGTACAAGCTGCCGAGCCTCTGCGATTGCACTGTTTCACAGCGTGAGATTAGCTCCGCGTGGTCGTTGCCCATGCGTTCGAGTGATTCGCGTAGGCGTTGGGCGTCCCACTGTTCCACGTCAGCCCGGTTCAACAGTTCGAGCACGTCGTTCGTGATGGTCTTGCTGGTGGACTTGGCGATGTTCCGCAAGTGTTCCACGTAGGTTTCACGCACGGTGTCTGGGAGTTCAGTCCAGAAGTAGAGTTTCCGCCAATCATCCGCGGTGTATCCTTCGATATCCACGGCGATGGGGCTTTCGGGGTGGAGTTCCGCCCACATGGTGATGACCTGTTCCAGTTCGTAGCCGGTACGACGGGCGTAGGCGGCGAGGTTGGCCATCAAGTCGTCTTCCACGTCGTTTATCCACTGTTCTCCGATGGTTTCCAGGTCGTCGCGCAAACCGTTTTGGGTTCGGCGGGCCATTCGGATGATTCTGTTCACGTAGGTTCGTGTGGCGGGGAGGATACGGTTTTCGGTTGCTGTTTCCTGCGGTTTGATATTCCTCGTATATCTTTTTGTGGCTGTTGGGATAGTCAAGGTCGGGGCCTGCTGGTGCAGGTCAAGACGCTTATACGCTTCAGGGAGTCCGAGCGCGTCCACGGCGGATTCCACACTGGCCCCCATGTTCACAAGCTGTGTAAGCGAATCGATACGAACCTTCTGCGTGTCCGCCTGCACCTTCTCCACGTCGGTTTGCGACGGCAGGTCAAGGTCGAACGTGATGCCGTAGCCGAGTCCGCCGGTGATGCGGTCAAGCTCGAACTGCCATTTATCCCACACCGTCATGCACAACGGCTTCAACGTGTTTTCAATGAACGCGCGTTCCGCCTGTTCTGCGTTGGCGTAGGTCTGCCCGTTGTCGATGCCGCGAATAATGTCCGGGACGGCGAACGCGTTCGACAGTCGATTGTTTACCACGTCGTTCACGGTCTGCAAGTCAAGCGTGTTGTTGCTCGACTGGAACGGTACCCACACGAGTTTGCTGGTAGTGCTGGGCTTATGGGTCATCGGGTCAACCGGTATCATGTTGTAGACGATGCCGTTGTTGTTGCCTGCGCCACGGAACGTGCTTTCGAGCCGGTCGCGGTTACGTTGGAAGTCCTCGGTGTTTTCCGATACGATGCCGAGCATTCCAGCGGGAACGGCGTTGTTGCCGAAGAAGCCACGCTCGTAGTCGGCAATCATATCGTCAACGTTCGCCCATTTTTTCACGGTCATTGCGGGGCTGATGCCGTGCGTCGGATTGTTGGGATGCTGGCTGTAGCTGAGTGCGATGGTTTCATCACGGGAGAATTTGTGGACTCGTTCGCCGTTGCCCAAGTCCATCGTGACGCGGTGGTACCAGTCTGAACGGGAGGAATTGTATTGGCGGCTGTTCGACGGCAGCAGCGTGTATCCGATGATGTTCGTTGGGGTGATGTCTCCACCGGGGCCGTTCGTCGTCCAGATGAGTACGTCTGCATGTGATTGGGTGAGGATGCTGACGGAGATGAGTTTGAGAAACTCCAGACATGAATACGTGTCGTTGGGCGCGTAGAGTGCGGCCAATGGTGCTGGGGCTGGTTCGATACGCTGGTTGTCCGAATCAACGGCGTAGGGGATTATCGTGCTGAACCGTTGTGCGATGGCGTTCACGTAGGGGAACACGTTGTCGTAGGTGTCGTGCATGGGGATGGTGTTGCCTCCCATCGGCTGCCAGATGTTCCCGCCCATAGGTGTCGGGGTTGAGCTTGGCGCATGGTTACGGTCGAAAGCGCTCATAAAACCGTCACGGAGATTGTTCAGCAGGCTCACAGTTTCCTCGATTCGTAAATAACCCTGTGTCTAGTCTACCGGGGTGCAGGGCTTAAACCTATCAGATTGCAACGTCCCATGATGGGAGTTGGAGCGGCTTGTAGTAGGCGAGAAGAACACTATCGGCCAGGTCTGGGCTTCCGGTCTGGTTCTCTGTTTTGTAGTCTTTCTTCCTTTGCACTTCGCGTAGGTTTCTGTTGTTGATTGTCCATTCACGGGTGCTGAGTTCCTGGAACAGTTCGGCTCGGTGTTCCAGACTCGGGTTGATGGTGATTTCTGGAAGCTGTTCAGCGAACTCGAACCATAGTTCCGAACTGACTGCCGGATAGCGGTCTGGGTGTTTGGGTTTTGCTCCGAAGTTGACGCCGTTCACTGGTTGGCTGCGGCTGCGGAGGATGTCCGTCACGCCTCCGCCAACGCCGGTATCATCCACGTTGATGATGTTTGGATGATATGTACCTGCAAGGGTGATTATGCGTTCCGATGTTTCCACGAGACTGGTTTTGTTCCAGCTCACGAGGTCTACTAGGTGACGTCCTTTTACGATGGCGACAGCGGTTCGGTCGGCTCCGTATCTGGCCACGTCAACGCCGAAGCTTACGCCGCCGTCTGTTTGCGGTTGGCGTTCGGTCGCGTCTGCGAGTTGCTGCCAGTTTATGATCTGGTTGATGGTTTTCTCGTATGGCATTCCGTTCCAGATGTGGGCGAAGTCTGGGTTGTTTCGTGATTCTTCGACTTGTCGTAGTATTTCTTCCGGGAGTATTCCGGCTTGTTCCGCGTCACGCCATGTGGTGTGATGGTGGGTGGTGCGCTGTTGGGTGAGCTGGCTGGGGTGGGTGACGAAACGGGTGGTTATCGTATCCTCCGGGGTCAGTGGGTTACGTGTGAAGATGATGGTGCTGCCGTTCTTTCGGATGGTCGGCAGCAGCACGTCTAGGCTGTGGTCGGTGATGAACTGGGCTTCCTCTATCCAGCAGCGGTCTACGCCTTCGATGCCTTTCAGCGTGCTTTCGGGGTCTTCGTGCAAGCCCTTGAACCAGAACACACTGCCGTTCATATGTGTTATCTGTTCGCGGGTGATGGTGTAACCGGGAAGCTGATAGTGGCTGATGATGTCCGTTAGTAGCTGTTTGACGCTTTCCTGGATGCTGTTCTGGAATTCGCGGGTGCATAGGATGCGGGTGGGGTACATGCTGGCTTCGAGTGCTAGTGCTATGGCTACGCTGGTGCTTTTCGCGCTCGAACGGCCTCCGCTGTAGTCGTAGTAGCGGTATGGTGGGTTGTCGCGGTCATGGAGGAAGAACAATAGGTCTTCGTATGCTTTGGGGATTACGAGGTTGAATGTTCCGTTTTGTTCCATAATGTGCGCGCGATTCTCATTAGTCTGGTCTTCACTCGAGGCAGACCCGAGCCTTATTGAGAATAATAGGCTCGGGTTTGTTCACTTCACCGTGACATTGATCGTAGGTGGTTCATACATCTGAACCGTCTGGTCAACCTGCTGGCGGGGCATACCCTCGGTACGGTTGGCGATGTCCTGATAGGCGCGGAATGATTTTTCACCGTCCTTTTTCGATTCAAGTACGCGACGAAGGGCGATTTGTTCGGCTTGGGTCAGTTCGTCCATGCGTTGTACCCATTCCGCCAGTTCTTCGTTCGTGAGTTCAAGGAATTGTTGAAGGTTGTATTTCACGCTGCCACGTTTTGTCCATCTACGGCATCGGTCTTGTGGTCGTTCTTGGAAGCCGCCTTTGCCGGTTGGATTGTTTACGCCGCCTGTGATTCGTCCGTGTGCGTCTCTGGTTACGTTGCTCATAAGGTTATTCTATGCCTTTCTTGGGGTTAGTTTGCTTGTTGTTGGTTGAGGCGGAGTGATGGTTCCTTTAGGTGAGGATGTAGGTTATGAGGAGTTTGAGTAGGGCGATGGTGCCGGTGGTGATGAGTAGGACGGTTATGGTGATGAGCAGGACGCCGAGGATACGTCCGATTTTATAACTGGTTGTGTTTTTCTCCGGTTTGTTGTTGCGGAAGTAGTCGAGTTCGTTTGGTTTTTTCATTGTTTGGTTTCCATGTGATTTTGAGGAGTACGCCGGTGGTGGTGGTGTCGGCGTATCGTTTGTGGCTGGTTACGTCGGTTA